TAGGTTTTCCTATTACTTTTAGGTAACCCTATTTCCTCTGATAAAATTTGTTTTTTAAATTTCATATCTGTCTATTATATATCTTCAAATGAAGCTCCTGTAGGAGTTATTAGGAATTCAATAAATATGAATTCAAGTGCTCTTGTTGGTTTAATGTATATCTTACCGTTCATCTCATTTCTATCGATTTCTTCTGGGTCGTCTGACAATACAACTCTAAAGTCTGTTAAACCTCTATCTCTTCTTATAGAGTCTAATATAGGGTTAACTAGGTCTAAGAATTGTTGTCTTACCACATCATCATTTTGTTCAAATAATAATCTAACCGCAACTGCTGAAATCAGTTTTCTAGTTTGTAATAATAATCTTCTTACATTTATTCTATCTAACGCTGATTCTTTAACTTGTAACGTCTTATTACCAAAGATAATCGGGCCTACATCACTAAATGTAGCGATTGGATTAAGTCTACCAACATATAATGTATCTCTATCGTCTAGGGTTAGTTTTGTTCTAGCTTTAATTGCGTTAACAATACCTCTAGTATATCCAGCCGATGCGAACCATGGGAAAGCTATATTATCTGTTAATGCTAAATTTCTAGTAACCTCACCTGTTGGTGGGATATACAATTGTTTGTTCGTATTGTTATCTCTAACTAGAACCCATGGGTAATAAGTTGCTGTATAGTTAGAATCTATAAAACTGTCTTCCATATTATTAACAGCTTCTGTTGGACTTATTTTGTTACTAGCGTCTGTAGTTGAGTTGATAAATAGGTTATAATCTGGTGTTGTTGTAATATAAAGTGAATCAGCTCTCTCAGTTTCTACCATGTCTATAGCGTCGTTTACTAAAGCTAAATTATTTACATAATCCACACCTGGAGTCGCAAACACATTAATGTCTACAGCTTCTGGATTTTCAAATTTATGTATTGCTTGTCTATAAGCGTCATAATCAGTATTAGATTCTGTTGTAGAAATCCTTTTAAAAGAACCTAGACCAGTAGCGTCTGTATAAGTTGAGTCGGCACATGCTCCGTATTTGTAACCTGTCATCCCCAGTCTATACCCATCTAGATTTGTTCTAGTTTTTCTATACTCATCCCATCCGTCAAAACCACCATAAGGTACTAACGTGAATTTTCTAGATTGTATCTTATAATAAGGGTCTGTTGTTTTAGTTGGTTCTGATTGGAACGAAGCGTCACCCACCATAAACATAGACTTACCACTTAATGTACTAGCTGTTTCTGTTAAATAAGAACCAGAACCTGCTATAACTACAGTAGCTCCAGAATCCATGTGGAATCCTTGTGTTAAGTTTGGCCAATCACTACCTGTTGTACTAGTACAAACAGATGTTGGTGTTTTAAACCCTTTATACTCAAAGAAATCATAATCAATTGCTGCTCCATCACCTGTTGAGTATCCTAGGTAGTTTTTTCTAATATTATCACCAGCTGAAATTGAAGAGTTGCTCATACCTCCCGTAGAATTATAGTATGGGTCAAATATTGTTTCACCTGGGGTGAAATATTTAGTTTTCCATTTTGGGTAAGGGTTTACCGTACTACTACAAGATTCTCTAAATTTATAACCCTCAAATCCTGCTGGTAAAGCGTCCTTTAAGTCACCATCGACAACCGCATCTGCTAATTCTAACATTGTATATGTAGATTTTAACTCATATTCACCATCTGAAGTACCAATTTTTCTAGCTATGAAGTTTGGTGCTGTCGGGTCTAGTGTACATCTTGTGTATTTTTCAAAAACTATAGGGTTAGCATCTGTATCGTAGAAATCTCTAATAACCACATCAAACTCAACTCTTTCAAAAGAAATGTTTGTTAATGATATTTTATATTCTCTATTACCTGATGAACCGTCTGATATAGATATAAATCTAAATAATCTAGAAACTTCATTACCTCGTAATTCCGAAACAACATATGGTGTTCTAGGTGTTTGCCATTCATTCATGTACCAACCTAAAGATGTTCTATTAGTATTATTCCATCTTGCCGCTGGAAGATAACATACACAACAATTTATTCCTCTAATTTTTTGTCTTCTATATAAATATTTTAATAAGTTAGGGTAAATTTCTTCTACAAAAATAGGAATTTCATTACTATCTCTATCAAATACTTTTCTTCCCAACACTCTTGATAAATAATTTTTCTTACTACTATCTAAAGATGTTGTAAATTTAGATACAACACCATCGTCAGTTTTTGCTGAAATTCCGAAGTCAGCAAATGGGTCTCTTAATATGTCTTCATAAGTCCCGTCACAATTAAAGTTTACGTCACCTTGTTTGTAACCGTCTCCTGTACTTGCACTAATTTTATATACTGGTCCACCAGTTGTTAATGTACTTTCACCTCTGGACCTTAAAGTTGCGATTGTCATATTGTGGTATTCCGTATCCGCACTTACACAGTCGTACGTTGAGTAACAACCACTTAATGTCATAGCTAAATAAGTTACCGCTGAACAACTTCCAGTATAGAATGTCGTAAAGGCTGAAACAGAGTTACCGGTAAAGAACCAACTATTAGCTGGGTCTGCACTTATACTGTTATTCACTACCATACCCGCTGTTACAGCCGCTGAACCACCGTACACCAGACTATTGATAAACTTGACATTATCACCTGTCCCACCTGGTATTAAACCAGTATTGGAGAATCCACTTATAGTTACCTGTACGGCCGTATAAGATGGTGAACTACCACCAATAGATGTTCCTGCACAACTTTGTAATTGATAGTCGGTTACCCCTCCTGAATATTGTACCGCGTTAAATGTTTCTACAGCTGCAGATAATGTACTACCTGTACCATTTGACCCCACAAAAGGGTAAACAGTAGGTTTATATGCTGATAAACCCAACATACCAGCCCCCACATCACTACCCCAAACTTGACCTCCCGAATAAGAGAAGTAATTATTCACACTAAAACCACCAGGTACATTGTTACCAGCGTTAGTATCTGCACCAAAGAACGACCATTCACCCCATGAGGTTGCCGATGTTGATGCTGTATAACTATTTAAGTTAGTAACGTAAGTTGAACTTCCTTCACTTATTAAGTTTGGTAAAATAGCGTAAACCGTAGTTGATGTCTTATTGTCTGATGAACCGGATACACCTGTTAAAGTGGCTCCTTCTACATATGTTGTAGCTGTAACCGCTGAAGATGCGAACATACTAAATGAACCACCTGAATAACAACTATTTCTACAATCAGTACCACCAGTTCCATAATCAAATAAACTATTATACCAACCATCGTTTGTGTCACCTGAAAAATCTGCGGATTGTATAGCGTTAGGGTATGTTGCTCCTGCTCCAGCTTCTCCTGGTCCTAAATCAGACTCAACACCTAATCTATTATAAACATCGACTGGTAAACCTGTCATACCTGTAATAGATGCGAATTGTATAGCTGTACATCCTGTAGGTATAAAACCATAGTGGTAATATTCAGTAGCTCCTGTTTCGTTGAATGAACTTTGGTTATTATTTAATACGTTATTGGTAAAGTGGGCTATATCCTGAACTAAGGTCCCTACAGAATCTCCTTCACCGTCATACATTGTTTCACCCGTTATCTTATTTGTTGTTCTAAATGGACCATTTTCTCCCCCAACTAATCCTGTTCCTACTGTAGCACCACTTAAAGCATCTGCAAATGCAGCGGTAACGTGATTTAACGTACTATAAATGTTAGATGCGTTTATTGTACCACCTGTAAGTGGAACGTAAACAATGTCTGACCACCCTGTTGAGGTCATAGCTGTTGAATTAGTAGCCACATGTAATGGGTCCAACTCACCAATAGTTAATAATTGCCATGATGGACCAGCATCATAACCAGATAAACCCAATACCCTTGTTATGAATAACTGATTTGATTGTGATAGATAAGACCGTGCTATAAATGAAGTCTCATATTTAGGAATTTGTGAGTCCGTATACTTTTCTGGGTCGGTATCCCCAAATCGATTTCTAAAGGAGTCGAAAGAATCTATAAATATAGGTTCAAACGCTGGTCCCTTTTTAGTTTCACCAACAACCCCTAAAGTTGTCACTCCCACACTCTGCGCTACGAAGGTTAAATCTTTCTCCGCGGTATAAACACCGGGAGATACGAATACTTTTGAATTTTCTGCCATTTTAAACTATTTTAGTAATTTTAGTAATTTTATATTTTATTAAATAAATATTGATTTCAATTCCAAAAGTTTCTTTAATAAACAATATAATTATATAGAGTAGGAATAAATTCTCCCTTTTTTCTACCTTTAATTAATATGAAAATAAAAAACCTTAAAATAAGACCCGAGTATCACAAACTATTAAAACAGTATTGTAAGGAACATGGTTTGGTGATGTCTCGATTTTTAGAAAAACTTATAAAAGATAAATGTGTTAAAAAACCTGATATATATGCGGAATAAATTTATGAATAAATAAGTTCTTCCAACACCATTTGAGCTGTCCCACCAGCACTTTTAACTATAGTAATCAGTAAAACATCACCGATATTTACCTCCACCTTACCTTGTGTTGTAGTACCATTAATAGTGTAGACAACACTGGCCACATTATCTGACCTAACTAAAGTAATGGTAGCTTTATAAGAATATGTGATTGTTTTTGTGGTTTCTAAGGCTGTAAAATCTAATTTTCTTCTATACTTGTTTTTATTATAGATATTCATTTCTTTTTGGTCGACAATAGAGGGGCTACCTTTTCCTGCATTCTTTGTGTTTGTTTCTGCATCAAAAAATAATATTGACCTACTAATCGCGGGTTTAACTTCAAACTCATCCTCGTCTATTAAAAACCCTTGTAATTGGAACTGGTAG